TAAACGCCGCATCAGCGATCTGGAAAAGACGCAGGGAACAGCCCGCGCCAATGCGTACTTAGCAAAGACATTTGTTGAGCGCACATTGCCACGCATTGAAACCGTTAACGCTCAATATCGTGTCGGGGTAATGAAGGGGAGCACATTAAAGTTACTCGGCGGTAACGCAACTGAGCGTGACAATGCGGCTGTAGCAGGTGGTCAGCTTTTCAATTTAATGCGCCGTTTCAACCGACTGCCTGACATGGCGCGCGCCGACATTGATCTACTAGCCGGGGATGTTGCTAATTTCATCCTCGCTGAGCTGGTACAGGCACATGCGCAGGCCAGCTACGAGTCAGATTATAAATACACGCACCGCGTTTACATGACCGCCGCCGCCATCACCCGCGAGCTGAGCCAGACGCCGCCATTATGGGATAAAGTCACGTCCCGGCTGTTTGACCCGGAGGAAGTTACCCCGGCGATCATGCGTATGCAGACGGAAAAATGGTGGAAAGGCCGACTGCGCCGCGTGGCTGCATCATGGCGTGAACACCTTCAGATCGCCCTGGCTAACGTCAGCAAAAAGTATACCCCCTACGCCAGCAGCATGACCGTTTCTGAGTGGCGTGAGCAGAAGCGCCGTACCCGTGAGTTTTTAAAGGGAATGGAGCTGGAAGACGAGGAAGGCAATCGCATTAGCCTGATCGAGAAATACGACGGCAGCGTAGCTAACCCGGCGATCCGCCGCTGCGAGCTGATGACCCGCATTCGCGGCTTCGAAAACATCTGCAACGAAATGGGCTTTATCGGCGAGTTCTACACCCTCACCGCCCCAGCTCGCTATCACGCCACAATAAAAACAGGGCATCGTAACCGCAAATGGAACGGTGCCAGCCCGGCCGACACGCAGCGTTATCTCTGCAGCGTCTGGCAGAAAATCCGCGCCAAGCTGCACCGCGAAGAAATCCGCATCTTCGGGATCCGAGTGGCTGAGCCTCATCATGATGCGACCCCGCACTGGCACATGCTCATGTTTATGCGCCCGGAGCAGGCTGAGCGCGTGCGCAAGATTATGCGCGACTATGCCTGGCAGGAAGACGGTAGCGAGCTGACAACTGACAAGGCCCGTAAGGCCCGTTTTCACGCCGAGGCTATCGACCCGGAGAAAGGCAGCGCAACGGGTTACGTTGCTAAATACATTTCCAAGAATATCGATGGCTACGCGCTGGACGGCGAGACGGACGACGAAAGCGGCAAAGACCTTAAGGAAACCGCCTCGGCCGTTTCTGCCTGGGCGGCACGCTGGCACATCCGTCAATTCCAGTTTGTAGGCGGCGCGCCGGTCACAGTTTACCGCGAACTGCGCCGCATGGCTGACAGCGAAACCGCACACGGACTTAGCGTCGAGTTTGCGGCAGCGCATGATGCAGCCGACGCAGGCGACTGGGCCGGATACGTTAACGCGCAGGGAGGCCCGTTCGTGCGCCGTGACGAGCTGGCCGTACGCACCTGGTATCAGGCAAGCGAAGACGTGAATGAGTACGGCGAGGAAACCGTGCGCATCAAAGGTGTTTACGCAACCGAAGTTGGCGACGATACGCCAATTTTAACCCGTCTGATGCAATGGAAGATTGTCCCGAAACGTGCCGTTGATTTGGGTTCTGAATTTAAGGACGCGTCCGCGTCCTCTCGGAGTTCTGTCAATAACTGTACGGAGCCAACAGGCTCTGAAGCAGCTATCGATTTCACAAAGCCCCCTACTCGCGCCGAGCGAAGAAGGATTATTAAGCGATTAAGAGAAAAGCCAGCGCAGGAGCAACTTGAGCCGGACAAATACCCACCTGAAGTGAGTCATTGCACAGAACGGGAGGCGTTGAAAAAGAGTTTCTTCGAGATCTCCAGGTTAACACTTTCCGACGGCGAAGCTGTGCGCATGATGAAAGGCTATACAATCAAGGTTGGGGAGCTTGCTTACTGGAGCGGTACAAGCGGCTATCTGTTCCATAGACGGAACAAGAATCCTACTCCCTTAAAAAGATTTAATGCTCTTGCGAAAAAAAACCGGCATACCTATGCCTGATTAATAAAACGGCAGTCGGACTAATCTGAGCCGCACGATTCTTTACGATTCCAAAACGTCATGATACTGTTTATACATACAGTATATTTTGACTAGAAGGAGTTAAACATTTGATGGACATAGATAATCTAAGCGAGACGGTTGCACGCATCCAGTTCATTGCTGACGTATCACTGATCGCACACTGCAAAGAAGATGAATTAAAAATGGCACTGTCGATGATCAGCGACCTAGCAGGGACAATCGACACATCTGTTTTCGAAGCTGCCATATACCGCCAGGCTGAATGATTAATTGCCCCTTCCCTTCCGTTCACTAGCCACCTTTCAGGTGGCTTTTTGCTTCTGCATCAAAGTGCATATGCTTGCATGAATCCGCATGATCCAAATTGGATCGCTAAGCGTGTGTGAGGCCGGTGCTGGCGCGTTCAGAGGTAACACATGCACCTGCATGAAAAGCGATGCATAAAGCGGGCAGGCGTGGCGGGGATAGCATTGCGCGCGGGTAGGACAAACATGTTTGAACATGGTATCTTTACTTTTTAAGGCATTGAAGTTTAAAATAATTGATGATTTTCGAATTTACTATACGGTTATTGACTATTTCAATAAACATTACCTAGTAGCGATGGCACTATGAAAAACCTATCAGATGTTTTACAAGTCGATAAAAAACTTCGTACTTTCGGAGTGCATGCTCAGGAAATTTCTGAGCAATTAATACATTTATTGACGGCCCTCATGAAAAAGGAGCAAAGCAATCAGAAGCATCGAGATTTATTAATCTCACTGACCCAAGATAAACAAAATGAGATATCGGCTGAAGTTAATTCAATAATTTCTGAATTAAAAGAAATTAAAGCTCAATTGAAACAAGACCCCGACAATGATATTGCAAAAGCTTCATACGAACAAAAACATGCCGAACTTGACGCCGTCGAATTAAAGCGAGCCAATTTAGCGGAGACATTAAAAGAAATGCGTTCCATGGTCGAAACGGATAATGTGATTGGAGCCGATGTCGAAGGTGTTTTGAAATCACTTAAGAAATATAACAATAGTTTCTCAGAAGACTTTATATCGGCGTTGCATATCCTCGGAAAAATCAAGGGTGGCCAAAATGAGTAATCAACCCTCATCTTTTGATGAACTTTTAGCCGAATTGAAAGACATTGATGAACAAAAAGAAAAGAATGACCAAGCTGTTTATAGAACCTCTTGGGAAAGAACCGCAGCAAAAGAAAGTGGAACCAGAAGTGGGCTCACATATTTATATATTGTAAGTTTCTTCATGCTAATAATCTTGGGTGGATTGTTTGTTCTTTTGTATAATGCTTATGTAGTGGAATGGGCAATAAAATTGCAAGAAAAAGGGTTAGTGCAGGTAGCAGATAAAATCATTCCACTAGAACTCGACAAGGTTCTTTCAATACTCATCGGAGCTTTTGGGACCTCCTTAGGCTTTATAATTGGTTATTACTTTAAAGAAAGCCAACGAAAATAACGCCTGCTAGCAGGCGTCATCATTATATAAGTTCATAAGGCTTGAAACTAACAACATCCAGCCCAATCCAATCGTTTATTTCCTTCATTCTCTCCTGCAGCGGAGTCAGTTCGTTACGCACAAACACCTGTGCCGCTTTCACTGCGTCACCAAATCCGCCTGAGTTGTCCGGGATAATCCCCATCATCTGTGGTGGTACGCGGTGCGCGCTTAATAAATCATCGCGGCTGGCCTTCTTGATGTTAAAGAAATCGTCTTTCGTCGCCACCTCACTCAGCGGCAGAATTTTGATCCCGTCCGGCTTTCCGTTCGGCGCGTACATGAACAGGTTGCGGAAGTTACCCAGCCCTTTTGTATCACGCATTGCCTGGCGCATCCGGTCAACGTCGCTGCTGCTCTGCGCCGCGTCGGTCATATATAGGATGTAACCGGCGTGCGCGCCGTTCTGGTAATACTTGCGGCGGAACAGCGTCGCCGCCTCATTCAGCCAGGCAGAGTTAAGCGCGCTGAGGTATTCCGGCAGGCCGTACAGCTCCTGATTGATATCCGGCTCCAGAAGGTGAAACACGCTGCCCGCCGAAAATTCGTGCGGCTCTTTCCAGTCATTCACAAACCAGTAAACGCCATCCTTCACGCCTCTGCGGGTGAATTTGGCCGGGGTGGTTTCAAGGCGTAGTGGCTTACCCAGGCTGTTACGGCGCAGCTCGGCAAAGGCGTTACCGAAAACCAGATAATCCAGCGCGAACTTGCTGAACTCCTGCTGACTCATCATCGGGTGCGGGATAAAGGTTGATGCCAGAATGTTGCGCTTCACGTAAATCGGCGAGCTGTGGTGAACGGCCGAGCGCAGGCTCTTAGCCAGCCCGCTAAAGCTGACCGGCGGCTCAAACCAGCGCCCGTTACCGATGCACTCGGCGTAATCCAGAATGTCGCGCTTATCCATGACCGGCGTCGGATCGCCAAAGGTAAACGCCTCTGCGTGCTGCTGCGGTGCGGTTGCCTGTACCGGCTGTGGGGTGGCGGTGTAAGCCTTGCGGCCTCTGCGTTTGCTCATC